AGAACTTAGCAATACCATACGAAGGCGGTAATAAAGATGAAAGCCGAACGAAGCATGGTGTAATGGAATTATGGAATACATATTATGAGAACCCACAAGAACACGAAGATGACCATGAACATGGAGACGAAAATCCAGAAGCACACATCGACTGGCACGAAAAGTAAAGTTGAATCTGACTATCAAAAAGTTAGAAGACAATTTTATGACTTAGCAGAGCAAGGTGACGAAGCTATAGAGCTTATGTTAGATCTTGCTCGCGAGTCTGAGCATCCACGAGCATTTGAAGTACTTGGTCAATTAATTAAAAATAATGCTGAAATAGGCGAAAAGATTCTTAAACTCCATAAGAGTAAAAAGGAACAAGATAAAGATGAAACTCTTGCTCTTAATGGAAATACAAACAACAACGTTTTTATAGGCTCAACAGCTGAGCTGCAAAAGATGTTGCGTGATGAAAAGGTAATAGAAACAGAACCGGACTTATTTGATAAATGAGAGAGACTAATTACTTAGGCAATCCTAATGTTAGGGGTGCCGATGTAGAACATCCTTGGACTAAAGAGGAATTAAAAGAATACAAGAAATGTTTAGATAATCCTGAATATTTCGCAAAAGAGTATTGTAAAATAATCCACCTCGATAAAGGTTTAATACCCTTTGATCTATACCCATATCAAGAGAAAATGTTTGAATCATTTACGGCTCATCGCTTTAATATAGTCTTAGCATGTCGTCAAAGTGGTAAATCTATTGCTGTGGTTGCGTATCTTTTATGGTATGCTATATTCAAAGGAGAACAAGTTGTAGGTGTACTTGCGAATAAGGAAGCAATCGCAAGGGAAATGTTAGCACGTATTACACTTATGTTAGAAAATCTACCATTCTTTTTACAACCTGGGTGTACTGCACTCAATAAGAAGTCTATAGGCTTTTCAAATAATAGTAGAATTATTGCGGCCGCAACATCATCAAGCTCTATTCGTGGTATGTCACTTAACTTAGTATACCTCGATGAGTTTGCATTCGTAGATAATGCTGCTGAATTTTATACTTCAACATATCCAGTTATCTCATCTGGTAAAACATCTAAAATTATTATCACATCTACGGCCAATGGTATTGGTAATATGTATCATAAACTATATGAAGGTGCTTTACAAGGAACAAATGAATTTACACCAACTCGAGTGGATTGGTGGGATGTACCAGGAAGAGATGAAGAATGGAAGAAGATGACCATTGAGAATACATCTGAACTTCAGTTTGATCAAGAATTTGGCAATTCATTCCATGGTACAGGAAATACTTTAATATCTGCTGATGTATTACTAGCATTAAGAGCTACAAACCCACATGAAATCTTTAATAGCGTTAAAATCTTTGACCATCCAGAAGAAGGGCATAATTATCTTATGTTTGTTGATGTATCTCGAGGCAGAGGACAAGACTATTCTACATTTACTGTAATAGATGTGAGCGTAAACCCATTCGTACAAGTATGTACATATCGCGATAATATGATAAGTCCATTGTTATTTCCTGATCTATTATACAAATATGCTACACATTATAACGAGGCTCATGTTGTGGTTGAATCGAATGATGCTGGACAAGTAGTATGTAATGGTTTATATTATGATTTAGAATATGAGAATGTATTTGTAGAGAGTATGATTAAAGCTAATGCAATTGGTGTTACGATGACAACTAAAGTTAAACGAATTGGATGTTCGAATATAAGAGATATTATGACACAAAAGAAATTAATCATAAAAGATGAAGAAACTATAAGGGAAATGAGTACATTTGTAGCAAAAGGTAGATCTTATCAAGCAGATCATAATTCACATGACGATCTCATGATGAATTTAGTAATGTTTGGATGGTTCACATCTACTCCGTTCTTTGCAGAATCAACTGATATTAACATGAAAAATCTATTATATAAACAAAAAGTACAGCAATTAGAAGATGAAGTTATACCTGTAGGTATTATGCCTCAAGCTGCTGAAGATAATCATCCATTCGGGGCAGGTTGGGAAACTTATAAACATTAGTTGTTATAAATAAGTATATTGAGAAAATTCGTATTATGATAAATCTTATAATTAACATGAAGGAGTTTAGATGGCTAATCTAGTTTCGCCTGGAGTACAGGTAAAAGAAATCGATTTGACCAATGTCGTTCCGTCAGTATCATCAACAATTGGAGGCATGGCCGGTGCGTTTACGTGGGGTCCAGCCGATGAAATTGTTACTGTTACATCGGAAACTCAATTGGTTGAGAAGTTCGGTCAACCTGATGCAAACACGTTCGAAAGTGTTCTATCAGCTAGCCAATTTCTGAGCTATGGCAACAATCTAAAAGTTGTTAGAGCTACTGGAACTTCAGCACGTAACGCAACAGCGTCAGGTACTGGAATTCTAACACAAAACAAGACCGTATTTGACGGTCAAACACCTGCAGCGACGGACTACGTGCAAGCACGATATCCTGGTGTTACAGGTAATGCAGTAGGGGTATCATTCCTTACAGCTGGACAAACAGGTACAGCATTTCAATTAGCTAATTGCGAATCAGTCCCAGGTACATCAGCGGGCGCAGCTGCAGTTAGCGGAGCAAATGATGAAATTCACGTATGGGTTTATGACTCAAATGGTACTATCACAGGAACAATTGGTACCGTACTTGAAACATTTACTTATTTGTCACAAGCATCGGATGTTAAATCATCAGATGGCACAACATTATATTATAAAGATGTTATCAATGCAAGTTCCGATTGGATCTTCATGGGTAATCACAAATCAACATTAACAGATGCTGGCGAATCTGCCGCAGGAAATACATTCACAACGGTTGCAACGTTTTTTATCAACCTATCTGGCGGTATTGACGATAACGGATTAACAGTAGGTGAAACTACTGCAGCGTATGCATTATATAACGATGCAGAAACAACAGATGTTAACTTGATATTTCAAGCGAACTCAGGTTTGAGTTCAACTGATACAAGAACGTTGAGTAATTATATAACTGCCCAAGCGGCAGCAAGAAAAGATGCAGTAGGTTTTGTCTCTCCTGAGAGAGCGGCAACAGTGAACGCAGCAGCACCAGCTACTTCAGTAGCAGCATGGAGAACAGCTTTAACTTCAACGTCTTATGGCTTTGGAGATTCAAGTTCTTTATATGTTTATGATAAATATAATGATGTTTATCGTTGGATTGCAGCAGCAGGATCTATGGCTGGATTAGCATGTAATGCAGATTTAGTTGCAGATGCATGGTTTTCACCAGCTGGATTTACACGAGGTAATGTTCGTAACGTTACTAAATTAGCATGGAATCCTGATCAAGCGTCAAGAGATGCACTATATAAAACGGGTGTTAATCCGATAGTGACTTTTCCTGGTCAAGGTACAGTGTTATTTGGTGACAAAACGTTACAAGCTAAGCCAAGTGCGTTTGATAGAATCAATGTTAGGAGACTATTCATTGTTCTTGAGAAAGCAGTATCTACAGCATCGAAAGCATCATTATTCGAATTTAATGATGAATTTACGAGGGCACAATTTAGAAACATGGTTGAGCCTTTCTTAAGAGATGTTCAGGGAAGACGTGGTATTACAGACTTTAAAGTCGTATGTGATACTACAAATAACACAGGAAATATTATTGATAGCAATAAGTTTGTTGCTGATATTTATGTCAAGCCTGCAAGATCTATTAACTACATTACACTTAACTTCATTGCTACACGTACTGGTGTTGAGTTTAGTGAAATTGCGGGAGGTAATTAATCATGGCGATATTAGGCGTAGATGATATGAAAGCCCAACTAAGAGGTGGCGGAGCGAGACCTAATCTATTCCAGGTCACGATGAATTTTCCAGCTTTAGTTATTAAAGAAAATCCAGGCAGTTATACATATATGTGTAAAATGTCTTCATTACCAGGTAGTACAATTGCACCTATTGAAGTTCCATTCAGAGGTCGTAAGTTGCAAATAGCTGGTGATAGAACATTTGATCCATGGAGTATTACTGTTATAAATGATACGGACTTTGCAGTACGTAATGCTTATGAAGATTGGATGAACATGATTAATGAACATAAAAGAAATACTGGATTAACAGATCCTACTTCTTATATGGCTGATATGATTGTTGAACAACTTGATAAGGATGGTTCTGTACTGAAGAAGTACGATATCAGAGGAACTTTCCCGACAACTTTGGGAGCTATTGAACTTGATTATGGCTCTGAGAATGTAATCGAAGAGTTTGAAGTTGAGTTACAAGTGCAGTATTGGGAGTCTGATACAACAACGTAAATCATCGATATAAACATAAGGAGTGCCGAAAGGCACTCTTTCTTAAGTGTTATAAATAATATTTAAGAAAGAGTGTTTAAGGAATAAAAAATTTTATGGCAGAAAGCAGATCACTATTTGGTTTTGAATTTAAAAGAAAACAAATAGAACAGAACAAAAAACCAGTATCGTTTCAAGCAGATAACGAAGATGGCGCATATGAAATATCACCAACTGGTGGATATTTTGGTCAATATATGGATCTCAACGGAGATCAGTATAAAAACGATAGAGAATTAATCATGAAATACCGTTCGGTAGCTACATATCCTGAAGTGGATATGGCTATTGAAGATATATGTAATGAAGCAATTACAGATGAGAATGGTGTTATCGCTAAGCTAAACCTTGATAATTTAGATCAAGCTGATAAAGTTAAAGATCTTATTCAAGAAGAATTCGATAGGATTCTTAATCTAACTAATTTCTCTGCAACAGCATACGATACATTTAGACGTTGGTATATTGATGGACGTTTATTCTATCATTGTATTATTAATCCAAATAAAACTGAAGCTGGTTTATTAGAGTTAAGACAAATAGATCCTACAAAGATTCGTAAGATTAAAGAAACCGAAAAGGTTAAAGATCCTAAGACTGGTGCTGATCTTGTAAGAGAGGTTGCTGAATATTATTTGTATCAAGATGATACTATGACAAATAGCGGTGAGGGATTAAAGATTAATCCTGATTCTATTATTCAAGTTAACTCAGGTCTATTAAACGAAGAACGCAATAAGGTTATTGGCTACTTAAATAAAGCCCTTAAACCTATTAATCAATTAAGTATGATGGAAGACTCGTTAGTTATCTATCGTATATCGAGAGCCCCTGAACGTCGTATATTTTATATAGACGTTGGTAATCTACCTAAAGGTAAAGCAGAAGAATATTTGAATAATACGATGAATAGATATCGTAATAAGATTGTATACGATCCTGCCACAGGTAACCTTAAAGATGAAAAAGTTCATCGTAATATTATGGAAGACTTTTGGTTGCCACGTAGAGAGGGCGGTCGTGGTACTGAAATTGATACACTTCCAGGTGGTTCAAATCTTGGAGAAATTGAAGATATTCAATACTTCCAACAAAAATTATATAGGTCTTTAAATATACCTATGTCAAGATTGACTGAAGCAGATGCATTTTCTGTTGGTCGATCTTCAGAAATTACGCGTGACGAGCTTAAATTCCAGAAATTTATTGATCGTATTCGTAATAAATTCTCAACACTATTCTATGAAGCACTGAAAAGGCAGTTAATCCTTAAAAAGATTATTGTGCCAAGTGACTGGGTAAATATCCGCGAAGAGATTGTTGTTGAGTACTCAAGGGATAACTACTATGCTGAATTGAAGGACGCAGAAATTCTTCGTGAAAGGATAGAAATGGTACAAATGATGGACGAATATATTGGTTTATTCTGGTCTAAAGACTGGGTACGTAGAAATATTCTTAAATTGGATGATGAAGCTATCAAACAAATTGCTAAGGATAATAAGAAAGATCCTATGAAACCTGATGATATTAATCCTGATATAGCTAATTCAGCTATATAAACATATTGTATACATAAAGTTTACTAGAAATAAACATTTTTATAAATACTTAACAGAGAGATTATGAGCACAAGAGACTTAATTGACAATATAAAAACGGGCGATGCGCAAAAGAGCAATAATACATTTAATAGTATTATGCATGATAAATTAATTGACGCATTAGACACACATAAACAAGAAGTTGCTTCTAAAATGTATGGAGCATCTGACGATACTCCAGCAGTTGAAGAACCTGCTGCGGAGACTGAAGTCGAAACAGGAGAAGTTGAAGCAAATGCTGACATTTAAGGAATCATTTAATGAAGTAATTGAAGCAAAATTAAAGCTCGGTGGTGGTGAAAAGGTAGTCAAGCAAATGAAAAAGCTTGGCAAAAAGAAAAACATAGAGGCAGTTATTACAAAAGCTGGAAAGAAGTTTAATTTGTATATAGACGGTCTTAAGCTTGATTCGTATAAAGATCAGGCAGCTGCTGAAAAAGCAGTAACAGAATTCATCAAATTAATGGGAGCATAAATGAAGTTAATCACAGAATATACTCAGACGCAATTAGGCTATTCTATAC